ATATACTATATTATTCATATCGAATATAAGGTTTATCATAGTATTAAAAATTATTTATTGGTTTTAATTTACAGTTATTAAAATGATATCTTGTCATATTAGGTCCTTTTCCTATTAATCCACAATATGGACAAGTTTTTTCTTTGTGATTCTTCGGTTTTTTCATTTTTTCTAATGTTTCAAGAGAATAAATCCCATGTTTTCCTTTATTCCATGATTTATGTCCTTTTTGCGCAATTCTCATATTTTTCTTTGCTTCTTCTGATTTAGGACGTTTTAATTTTTTTCGTGTTTCTTCAGAAATATCTTTTCCGAATCTTCCATTTTTTTCTCCTTTAATTTTTTCTCCCTTTCCAAACATTCCGTTATTTTCTCCTGAACTTTTAATACTTAATTTTTCTTTAGTTTCTTTAGACAAAGATTTATTTGATCTTAAAAATCTTGCAAATTCATAATCTCTAGAAGTAACACTATATTTTCTTTTATTTGCACATGTCATCAAATGAAATGCATATATTATTTTTGTATTTCCTTCATAAATATAACATAATAACTTATGGCAAACATAATGTTCTCTGGCTGTTAATAACACTAAGTTATTTTCTTCACCTTTTCCTCCTAAACATTTTGGAATAATATGATGATTTTCATAGTAAATATAATCAACACTATCTTTTCTAAGATTCTCTTTATTTTCTGATTTTGCTTTTTCAATAATACTTTCATAAATCTTTTTGTGATTCATTTTCCTGAATAATTTTAGTTTCTGGAAATTGATATAGAAACGTTTTTTTTGTTATTTTTCTATAACGAACAGTTCCATTTTTTCTCCAATTATTTAATGTCTGCTTACATAATATCTTATTTATACCTATTTTTAACTATTTAACAAAACTTTAACATCTTTTATGTCTCTTGTGTTGAGTTCTTTCGTCAACGCTGCTCTTAGAGTATCTCTGTTTAAATCAAATATTAAATTAGTCATAATGTATGATATATTGTTTCTGTTCTTATATTATTTTCTTCCTTTTTGTCTTTGACAATCGCTTTGGCAATATAATCATATGCCTGTTTATACGTATCAAAGGCAAAAGTCTGGCAATTTGCCCATTTAATATCTGTTCCTAACAAACTTAAACCTATACCATCTACTTTCACTTGAGGATAAAATTCTGATCTATTAGGATATTTGTCTTCTTTAATTCTATAATCTTTCATTTTTTGTCCGTATTTTTAATAGTATCAAATATAAACCATGCCGCAGTTCCAGTGGCAATTCCAAAATCTGCACCATCTTCATCTTCAATTTCAAACGGGGCTTGGCATACTATTATCCAACCATTATCTTTTAGTAATTTAATGTCTTTATCACTCATATCGATTCTGTGTCTAAATATAAATTTGTTTCAAGTGTACTATTCATACACGCCATTAATGAGCCTAACATCTTTTGTTTGTTAAATTCGTCATAAATATTCCACGATGTTTGAAACGCTGAGCCCTCAAGGTTTATTTTTGATACTAAGTCTCTAAAATGTATGCGTAAAAACATATATCTTTTATCTCTTGTATCGAGTTCTTTTGATAATGTTGCTATAAGATCATCCCTGTTATCAGTACTTAAATTTCTCATTTTTAATTATTTATTATTTAGATTTTTATTAAGCATCGATTGTTTTATTTTTTCTTTATGTTCTTTAGACAATTGTTTGCCTTTTTTTGATAATCCAATATTTTGTTTGTGTTCATTAGAAAGTTTTCTTCCTGATAATGTATTACTTATTTTTTTTCTAACTTCTTGTGTTTTTTCTTTATTAAAATTAAAATTTTTCTTTCCTAATTTAGAATTACTTATTTTTTTACAAGTATCTTCAGAAAGTACTTTCCCTTTAGACCAAATATTTTGTCCAATGTGTGATTTACTTAATTTAATTCTTGTTTCTTTAGAACATCCATTAATTTCAAATCTTTTTTTAGTGGCTATTCCAATTTTTATACAATGTTCTTTAGATTTAGGTTTTCCAGTTAATAATTTAGATATTTTTTCTTTAGTACTTTCTGATAATTTCCGTCCTTTTTTTGCGTTACTTATTTTTTCTTTAGTACTTTCTGATAATTTCCGTCCTTTTAAAGCTATCTTATTAGCATTTCCTATTTTTCTTTTTGTATCTTCAGATATGCTGTTTTTAACTTGATGTCCACCTTTCCAACTTATATTATATCCACCTTGTGATACATGTGTTTTATATAGACTTATGAATTTTTCTTGAGCGTCAAAAGCTTCTTTTCTTGTTTCAAACCATTCTAAAATTTCTTTAAAAAAACTGCATTCGTTATATTTTTTTATAGCTCGTAAAATATTTGTTCCACTACCTATATAATATTTTCCTTTAACGTTTACAGTGTGATCGCCTACATATTGTTTTCCATTAATTAAATTTGTTGTTAAATAAACATAGTGTATTTTCATAATATATTTATTTTATATATTCATAAAATTTGTTTACTTATTTGCTTTATTCCTTCATACTTAATTTTCTTAAAATTTCAGAATATTTTCCACTTTGTTTTATTCCTTCATACCATCTTGACATGTATACAAAATGTAGATCATCTTTTGGAAATTCGTTATAAAGATATTCTCCCGTCCACCATTCATGCAAAGGCATATCATCTATTGCGACCCATTTGTCTGGTTTATTCTCTTCGACATGTTCTAAAATTTCTTTACATCTATCTCTATCTATGAAATATATGTTTGTAAATCTTGTTGGAGGAGTAACACCGATAGGCTTTTTTATAATTTTTTGCCATTCAAATATTTCTCCAAGTTGTTCTAAAGTATACGAGTTTTTCCAATCACTAGAAATAATAATTTCAGCTCCTGTTTTATCAAGAATTGAATTAAACACTTTTACAGCTTTTTTGTTGAATGGATATACTAATCCCCAAGGTGTTTGTTTTGCGTACTGCTCAGAACCAAGACATAGAACACCATCTATATCAGTATATAAAAACTTTATCATTAGTAAATATAATCAAAATATATGATAGTAAAAAATCTAGATGTTAAAGTTTTGTTAATGATTTACAAAGTTAAATCTGTTTTATCATCATAAAAAACAGTTATTAGTATTTGCTGAAAATAGTGGTTATAATTAAGAGAGCTTGTGACGTTAATGACATCAATTCTATTATCATTATGTTTAATCCAATCATTAACCATTTTTTGTAGATTATCATTATCCCTTCCGCTAAATAGTTGTATTTTTTTCATTTTTCTATATCTAACTATTTACATGTTTACAAAAAATACATTTATGTATTAATAATTATCTGCAACTTATAGACTGCTGATAAAAGCGTGATTAACGGGTCGATAACGAAATTTCTTTGTGCTTGATGTTCTGCAACAGCAATGATTATCATCGGAATTTTATCTACTTTATGAGATGCATTTACTTTAAGATATTCTACAAAATCAGTTCCTAAAGCTGTCAATGCATCGTCAATTCTCGATGCATATTCGCTTACGATAAATTTATAATTTTCATGAGGCTTATCTGGTTTTTCAAGACACATCTTATATAAGTCTTCAAAATCAAAGTTTATATTAAAGTTTCTATTATTAAGTTCTGATATACCTTGAAGATGAAAACTTTGAAGTTTATTCATAAGACTTCTCATATCTGGAAAATCATTACGAACAAATTTATTAAGTATTTCTGGAGTATAACTTATTTTGGCTGCTTTTAGAATCAACTCAACTCTTTTCTTATATTCTGAGATTAAATATTCTTCTTCATCCATATTAATTGAATCGAATGATATACAGTTAAACCGAGATTGAATTGCTTCTGGAAGTTTTTGTATGAAATTACAACTTGCAATAAATCTTGCAACATTTGCATATTTTTCCATTACTCCCCTTAAAGCTTTGAAGAATGAATCTGATGCTCCATCGATTTCATCTAAAATAACGCATTTAAGTTTTTCTTTTCCACCTTCTAAAGAAATGGTAGCGCAAAATTTTTCAATTCTATCTCTTATCGTATCAATGCTTCCTTCTTTTGAAGCATCAACATATAATGTTGTGTATGGTTTTGATAATATAAATAATGCTGATGTTTTTCCAGTTCCAGCTGAACCATATAATAGAAGATTTTGGATTAATCCTCTATTCAATTCATTTTTAATTCTAGATGGAGCTATTAAAGAAACTAGCTCATGAGGCCTAAATCGTTCTGTAAATAGTTGTTTAATTGTACTATCCATGCTTATATCTTTATAGATTATATGTAAATGTGTGTATTTGTTTTTTAAAATTCTGTTAATTATAGTATGTAGTAGATGATCTTTGTATCTCTAAAAATTTACCATCAATTTCGTTTCTTTTCTTCTTCTTTCATGTTTTGGTTACTTTAGGGTTATTTTTTATCCATTGAGCTATCGTGCCGTCTTGCATAGCTTTTGCAGTATTAGTAAGACAATCCCAAAATGAATAGTTGTCAATATATTTTATATGATCTATTCTATTATTTGCCCATCTCTCAATTCTTCATCGGTGAGAGGTGGAGTAGATTGGGGCTGCTCAACTTTATTTTTCAATGCTCTGATAACTTTACATACAGCATAATCATTAATCCATTTAGGATCATTAATGAAGGTTAAAACAACTTCTTCACTTCTGTTTAGATCATAAAGCATTCCATCAATAGGCTGTTTGATAAAATCAGATAACTTTATTCTTGCTAACCCATCAACTGTGGAATATACAATATTACCTTTATTATTTTCTTTTTGAATTAAATCCTTTATTTTTTCTTCTGCTTTCATGGTCTTTGTTTATTGGTTAATTATTCCATTTGCTATTAACTCAATCTGAGGTTCAGTTAAGTTCTCCCCTTTTAAAAGTTGTTGTTTATAAACTTTAGTTCCATTCTGTCTTATCTTTAATGTATTTTCTCTCAAACATTGCTATACTACTTTAATTTCTTTAATTTTTCTTTAAACACTTTAGTATCAAAATTAGGCAATTAACACTTATGTCTGATTCCCATCCGCACGTCTTTAAAATAATAGTAGGTTAATAATAAATTTTCAATTTTAGTTTAATATAGGTTCCATATGCTCTAAGATTTTGTTAGGTTTTGATTTATCATAACAAATACTTTTTAAATTTTAAAACTGCCATCTCAATTCTTTCATCATGATTAAATGCCCATTTATATTTAGATGTAAAAACATCTTCAATAGGAATCCATTTAACTTCATCAGATTCTTTATCTGTATATGATTCAATTTCTCTTGGTAAATCTCTTCCTGAAAAATCATAAATAAAACAATATGATAATGTTATATTCTGTCGATTCTCAGTTGGCTTAGTTTGAACATAAAATGGTTCATGTGTAGGAGTAGCATATACTAAGTATTTTTTATATTTTTGTATGTCTAATGATGTTTCTTCATATACTTCTCTTCGTAATGCATCAAATCCATTTTCATCATAATCGATATATCCTGAAGGCAAACACCATAAACCTGGAGAATCCATGATTTTTGATCTTTTTCCTATAAGAACAAATATATTATCCTTATAAATTGCAAGTATTACAGGTAGAATTGCAGTTGAACGAGATTCCCAAACTTCTTTTCCGTTTATTTTGTGGACTTTATTTGGACGATTTTTAAATGTGGGCATGATTTTATTTTTAAAGGTTTTTGAATTTTTTTTCTAGTTTTTCAAGATGTTCTTGTCCATATCGGGTAAGACCCCATTTTTTATTATCTAATTTTTTGATATATTTTGCAAAAAAACCTGGAGAAGTATAACCCCATCTTGTTTTAACTTCACTACGAGCACGATTTATGCCCCAATGACCCCTGTGTTGATTCTTTGACGGAATTTTATTTGATTTATCATACTCTCCTTCTCCATAAGAAAAATCAACTAAAAACTTAGTCATTTCTGTATATCGCATACCTTCAGGATGTTTAGAAAGTTCTTTTAGCATAGCATAAGTTTTATAACCTAATGGTTTATTGTCTTCAAAAGGAACTTTAGCTTCTTCAGCATTTTGAGGTCCCGGAGAAAGCTCGTCTTTTGTTTTTCCAGATAGTCTAAATTTTTCTAGATCATCATCTTTTCGAGCAGCCAACACTGAACCAGGTAGGAGATCATCATCTCCATCAGATTCTTTACTTCCTAGATAATTAGTATGATCTGATATCCATCCTTTTCCATAAAGTTCGTTAAGACTTTCTGCAACTAATTTTTTCTTCATAGTGTATATTTTGTTTTATTTATCTATTTGTTTTATTTTAAATTTCCTTGTGATATTTTAGTAATTATTGCTCTTCTCATTTTAACATCAGCAAAGTTAAAATAACGTTCTTTTCTTATTTCAACAAGAAGATCATTCACCATATCACTATCAACTTTATCAGGAAGATTAGATTCTTCAAATTTCTTATCCATTCTTTCTATTAAAGCTTCAGCTTCAACAAGAAGATCTTCATATTCATATTCTCCTTTACGTATTGATATAAGTTTTTTAACTTCTTCAGGATTTCTACGAACTATAACTCCTTTACCCTCAGCTATCTCATTAGCCATAGTAAGAATACGAAGACAATGTCCTAGGTTTTTTCCGTCATATTTTTTTCCATGTGCCTTAGCCATGTTAACACGAATTTCATTACGATTTTTTTTCCATTCATTATATTCTTTGAATTTTTTACAATGTGAAGAATAACCATCTTTGTTAAAATAAAGATATGCTACTAACATTATCTTCTTTCGTATTGAAGTAAGCTGAACATCATTTGCAGTTTCCTCGTTTGAAACTAATCCCCATTCTGCGTCTCTTGCAAAATACATTCCATAAAGATCGTGTGCGTGATCTATAGCTGCAAGACCAAATTTCTTTTGTGTTTCGGGCTCATTTAAATATTTATTCCAACTTAAAAGCCATTCTTTGAATGGTTTTGAACCACCATCAACAAGAACATAACAAAAGTCAAGAACAGTTTTTCGAACCATCTCACTTTCTTCCCAATTCATCTTTTTGTTAAGACCACGGGCTTTTTTTATTTGTTGAATTGCATATCCAGCAAATGTCCAACGACATTTCTTCGTTACAAACTTAGATGATCTTTGAAATATAAGATTCATTATAGAAGTTTGTAATAATATGCAATCTGTAGGAACATTTAGTAATTCTAGAATATTCGGATTATTTTTTTGAAGAAGATCAAGAAATCTTCCAACTTCATAAAATATAACATCATTAGTTTCATCTGCAACTTGATCAACTTTTCCGTACCCAAGCAAATCATCAAGAGGTTGTATAAATATTCCTCTTATGTCAGTATCAGAAGTTGGTAGATCAGTTCCGTATGCACGAGAACCCATTATGGCGGAAAAAATAATAAGATTTTCCTTTTCTAACATTTCAATTGTATATTTTTTCATAATTTATGCGTTAACCGTAAGTAAACAAGTCTATTTAATTGCAAATACTAGGTTTTCATCTCGAAGTTTTCATAAATGTTTTGTTTTTTCTTGAACTTTTTCTTTTATATCACAAAACTGTTTTTCAACCTTGTCAAATCTTTTTCTTGCATTACGAAGATCTACTTGTCTATCAGTCCATTCTTTTTCTGCCTTGTCAAATCTTTTTCTTACATTACGAAGATCTACTTGTCTATCAGTACATTCTTTTTCTGCTGCTTTATATTCGTTATAAAGATCTGTCTTTTCTTTTTGATTCATATGATCCTCCGGTTTTAATTTTTCATTTTTTTTTCAATTTTCGCAATATATCATCATCATATTTAGATGTACTTTTCTTATTATCATCTTTTTCGTTTTTTAATATATCGTTAAATTTATCTCCAAATATTTCTCCAAATTGTCCAAACAAATCATTTTCCTCTTTACATGATATAATTACTATACATATATACTCAATTCCATATTTTTTCCTACAGAATGTATCAAGTTTTGCTTTTGCATGCATTTTAGACATACAATGCTTTATAACCATTTCTTTTTCGAAGAAATTTTGAAGTTTGCATTTTACAGTATATTTTATCCGGAAAGATTTATCTTCCATAATTAAAGAGAATTTTCAAGAATATCTAAAATTTTATCAAAAGATGTAATTTGTCCACGAATAAAATTCAAAAGAAGTGGAGAATATGTTTCATCATCAAGTTCTTTCTTCATCTCATTTTTCATTTCGACAACTTGATCTATTAATTTTCCCGTTATTTGATCTTTTTTTGTGTTTGTATACGATTTCTCAAAAACGACTCTAGCTGAAATAGCTTCAGCAATAACTCGAGGATTTACATTTGATAAAGACTTAAGTTGACCTACTAAAGCTTTCTGAAGAACTTCAACGATAACATCATTTGCTCTATTTGTTTCCATCTTCTTATTTTTTATAAGTTTTGGGTACTAATCTATAAAGAGTGTCTGAATCCGACAATCCGTATTTTTCGACAGTTAATATTTTAGTATCAATTCGATATTCATTGTTTGAACGATACTTATTTTGTGCATATTTACCTATTAGGGACGTTCCTACAATAGCAATAAATAATATAAACATGCCGTATGGATTATCATCTCTCCACAATACTACTATGCCGATAACAAAAGCTACAGCTAACAGTATTATTCCAACTATTAATAAAAAACTTGATTCTATCATTTTAGTATTTTTAATTTGTATAAAACAAATATAACAAATAAATCCGACAACTAAAAATATTATCGGATTTATTTTAAATAAATTTCATATTCATTTAGAACGGTGAACCAGTTGGTGCTTTAGTTCCATATTTACAACGTTTAACCCAAATAAGAAGTTCGCCTCTATAAACATCATCTTCCGCTACATTAGCGAATGAATGCCCAGCAAGAGATTCAAGAGCAGCCCTATCAGCTTCAGGAGCTTTATTCCATTCTTTGTACATTTTTAATGCTTCTTGACGTTTTCCTTCAACATAACTTTGTGTTTGTTTAAAAGGTGAAACAACAATTGTAGGTTCAATATAAACAGGACGAGGTTCATCTGTATCTGGATCTATTAAAAGTAACCATGTTGCTGATAATCCATTTGGCATAAATAATCCATTTGGTTCTGGTTGAGGTATTGTTCCTATTCCATTTCCTTCATATGAATTACGTGTACTTCCATTTAATGTTTTAAGATAAGATACAATTTTTTCAGGATTAGAGAACTGAGTAGAATATGGAAGTCCATAACCTATGCATTTTCCTATAAAGTCACCAAGTTTTCCTTCGATTTCATTAAAAAAATACGCATAACATACAAGATTTTCTTGGTCACGAAGTTTATAAATATACTTCATTACTTTTTTCTCTTGAAAATTTGTAATAGCCGGATAACCTGTTTCTCGATTAGCTTCCTGCATAGCTTGTTCAGTTTGATCTGCCAATGCTTCGTCTGCAGTCGGCACTGTAGGTTCTACATTACATGAAGTAAACATCAATGCAATGAATGATACAAAAATAAATAATTTTTTCATTTTTCTGTCTTGTTTTAGTTTATATTAATAATGATATTGATTTATTTTGTCGAATTATAATTAATAAATGGTTCAGATTTATTTTCAGTTACAAAATTCTCAGTCGTAAAAAACTGAATAAGAATTTTTGCAGCTTCAATGTTTTCAATTTTCATTGTATTAAGAATCCCTCCATCTTTGTCTCTCCAACGAACTAGTGTTAAATCATGGGTTTCTGAATCCCATTCCATATAGAGCTTTTTGTTGAGTGCATACTCAACTCTAAAGTAATTATATCCGTTTTGATTTAAGAACACACTATCATTCTCATCAAATCTAGTGAAACCTAGATCAATTAAATCTTGATAAAAAATCTTTTTTTCCATTTTTCTATTTTCTAATTTACTTAAATTCAAAGCTATCTGAATAGCCTGAATAGCTTTTTTCTTGTTTACGTTGAATTTTCCTTTACATCCAATTCCTTCTAATATTTCTTCTGGATTCATCATTTTATTCATTTATTTATTTTACGTTTCCATTTATATTTACACATATAAGCTTCGGTTTCATATAGTTGAGTCATCCCGCTAAATATTCCATCGATTTTTTTATATGAGAAAGTTCAAAAATCCCATCTTTTGCAAAAAAAGGCGTATGCGATGCTTTTTCCATTTGAAGTTTAAAATGATAATTATTATCATCTGAAAGATCTTCAAGAACTGTTACCATTGCAATGAACCAATCTTCTTTATATTGATATGTTTCTCCAACTTTGACGAAATCTCATCCTTTATTTACTGCTCTTGCCATATTATTTACATTTTAATTGTGTCTCCTACTTCATAAGTTGCTAATAATGCTGCTCCACATGGATAATTTGATGTAAATGTTTTGAAATTTTTATTAGCATCACATACCATAACTGATCCATAAATCGTCAAATCATTATTTTCATCTATTACTTGTGGTGATGATGCAACTATAATGATAGGACATTTCATTTTGTTAAGTTGTTCTACAGATTGAGAACTATTTGCAGACATATCGCATGATGTGAGTGATAATATTACAGCAGTTATCAAAATAGCAAATTTTATTAATCTTTTCATAATATATTTTTTATAAGGTCCGGCGTCATCTTTTATTTAATTCTTCTCTAATATTTAATTTCTTTTTAAAATTCATATTATTCAAGTATTAGTCCGATTCCGGATATATTTTTGACTGTAAGCTTGATTTTATTATTACGAAATGTATTTCTAAGATATGTGATATATACATCCATACTTCTTCCTGCAAAATAGTCTGTTTTTCTCCAAACTTTTTCAAGAATAACTTCTTTTTTAACTACTTCCCCGTAATTTGCCGCAAGTATTTCAAGAATTCCGCCTTCTTTTCCAGAAAGTTTCTTAACTTCTTTAAAAATAAATTCAGGTTCTTTACCAGCTTTTTTGTCTTTAGCACTTTGAGGAAGTTTAACTTTATGATACAAAAGTCTACGTGTTGGATCATATTTACAATTTGCAAATTCAATTACATCATGCATTTTAGCAGTTAATTTTCGAAGAGTTACAAAAGTTTTAATATATGTGTTTAAATTTGAAACAACAATTTTAGGAAAATGAGGAAATGAATGATCTACATTCATCCATATTTCTATAAATATATTTAGGGGCTTTTCTTTATCATTTATCAAACCTACTATAGGAATGTATTGAGTTGATTTTTTAATAAATTCAACTGCTTTTTTAAAATAAGGAGTATCATTTGATAAAATATATGCATCTGCTATTCCTTGTTCTATTAAATCAAATAATAGATTTTCAGATTTATCAGGATATATTTCAAATTCATTTTCTAGTGCATCAATTTTAATTATTTGCGTAGGTAGCCATTCTATAGCTTTTGTAATTTTGTCTTTTAACTTAATAAATTCATCGCTAAAATGTTGTTCTAATTCTGAGAGTCTATCTTCAGTTAATTTTTGATTACAAAATTCACATTGTTGTGAATTGTTTTCTTTATAGATAGCAATACCTTCCTCAACCCATTTGCCAATTTTAGGAAACT